ATTAAATCCTTGAGCATACAAATGCACAATAGCTATTTTATACAGTTCAGATGCAATAATTCTTTGTACACGTTCTATTGTTCTTGCAAAACGAAAATCTTGTGATGCTAAGGTTGCTTTACCAGTGGTATCTTCTTCATATCCTAAATAAGCTTTTGGTATTTTAAGAGAACCTAATAATCTATTTTTTAGATAATCAATATCAGCAATACTATCAAAATTAATACCTGCTAAAGTGTCAATTGATGTTCCACTTTCAGCTCCACGTACTGGGAGATAGAAGTCCTCTAGTAGATTTTGCATGTTGTATTTCAAGTTGTAGTCTCCTGTTTGTGGATCAATGTATGGAACTTTTTTCATTTTGTTAACCATGTTTTCCATAAAAGTATCAACCTCACTTGGTGGTATGTTTCCAATGTCTATTTTAAATATCCGTTTGTCTGGTGCTCTCATTATACGATGGATTAGCATGGCATCTTCCATCAATGTTATTTGCTTCCATACTTTTCTAGTTGGTTCAATCATAGATCGACCGTATGGTAGATAGTTCGTATCCGTTAGTAATCGGAAATGTGCAATTTCATAGTTATCATACACGTCAGCATCTGGATCAGATGATGTTATGTATTTGGTTGAAGAGGTTGAGCTGTAATCTCTTTTAAATTGTACTATGTGTGGATTTGCTGGATCAAAGCCTTCTTCTCTTATCATCTCATAAGGAGATATTGGTTCAATACCAGTAATACCATATTTTTCTGATATGTTTAAATATAAGAAAAAATCACCATATTTTACAACGTTTCTAACCCATGGCCATAGATTAAACTCTATGTTCATTATATCATAAAATAAATTGTGTAGTACTTTTTGTACTCTTTCGTTGCCAGTCTTAATTGTTAATACATCACCAAATTCATTTTTGGCTGTGCATTCATCTGCATAGATATCTAAAGCTGATGATATGATACTATCTGTATCCATTGCCTCATAGTCACGAAATAACTCAAGTCTTGTTGCTTGTTGAAGTTGACCAGAGTAGTAACTAAATCCAGGTACATTAGAAAATAAACGAGAGAATTTATCAACTCGCCTATTACTTTCCATATTTCCAGATGATTGAACTTTGTCAATATCAATAACCTTTAATTGATCACCACCTACATTGCGAATAATAACATCGGTTGAAAATAATTTACGTAGCCTATTAAAGACCGAACCTTCTTTATATTCTGGTAAATTTGAGTCTTGTTGTTCCATTTCCTATTTTTATAAATATGTAACTATTATAGTAACCAAGTAATATCTTCTTGTGTACCGTTGATGTTTTGCTTCCAAGAATCGTTAGGACTAGGTTTTCCTGTGTATATGGATGTTGATGATTTTGTATGTGTTACAGCCATTCGAGTTAATTCAATTCCTGCTTGTCTTAGTTTTAATGCTGTGTCTCTTACCCATAGTCCTTGAGCAAAACACATAACTAAGTCATCGTTATAACCAGTTGCTGCTTCCGCTCTTGAGTTTTTCCACACAAATACAAGTAGTTCATCAAGTGTTCGTCTACTTCTAATTATACAGCTTTTTTCTCGCATATACAACTCTAATTTACTGATTGATAGGGGTCTTATCTTACTGCTTATAGTAAAACCTGCAACCATGTTAGACTTGTTTACTATGTCATATCCTTTGCTGATATACGCATCTGAATCGAATACATTTTCTTTGTATGAGTAGTAGAGATTCTTGTAGCCTCTTTCTAATACTTGCTGAATAGCTGCCCATCCAACATTTGCATTTTCAATTACTAATAGTGCATCATTGTACTCAGTTGCAATACTAACAAGCATATTACCATAATCTTTAGTAGTAAGTTGTCCTTTGTATTCTGCTACTTGAGTTGCTGTTTCTACATCTATTACGTGGAATGCTGAATAATCTGATCCATCTCCACGTGCAACGTCAGCTGTTACAATATAATCTTTAGTATAGGAAGGTCTTTCCCATACCCAAATATTATTATCAAAACCTCTCTTTTCTATTGGTTCTTGAACTGAGGTTTGAATATACCATTGGAGTGTATCAGGCATGATTACTGTGTTACCTGATGTTGAGAAGTCACAGTCACACTCTTGTGCTGCTAATCTTATTCCTAATTCGACATCTTGCTTATCACGCCAAGCTTGGTCTCTTTCTGGATGGACTTGCCATGGAAGTCTAATTGTGTTGAAGGTATTGCCTGTTTCACCACCTTCAGCTTTGGCCCACATCTTATGAAAGAAGTTACCAGTTCCATTAGGTGTACTAAGCAAGATTGCTCTACCCCCAGTTGATAGTGTTTGCTGTAATGATGCCCATAATTCCTCAGCTCCATCAACGAATGCTGCCTCATCAATAATTACTAATGATAATGCTTCTGATCGTCCTGATGTTCCTGTAGATGCTACTGCTTTAATTTGAGATCCGTTACTGAGTCGAAGTGATAGTTTATTATCCTCCGATGCTTTTAACTTGAGCCAACTTGGTAAATTCTCAAACATCACTCGAACCTTTGTTACAAGGTTTTTCGATGTTGTTTGATCAATCGCTACTACTAGTATATTCTTATCACTGTGGAATAGTATTAGCCACAAAGCGTAACCGGCAATCAGAGTTGAGATTCCTAACTGTCGACTCTTTAGAATAATGTTACGATCAAACTCCTCGAATTGGTCAACTGCTTCCTCTTGAAACTTGTATAAGTGAAACGGAATCTTACCTCTTGTTGGGTGTTGAATCATGCAGTACTTCTTCATAAAGTACGCAGGTGATTTGGCACACTTGACGTATTCTTCTCGTATTAGTTGTTTTATAGACTTTTGTCCGGAAGCTTCTTCAGCCATATTAAAACTTAATTAGGTTGTACTGTAGTCCAAACCCCACACCCATTGCTGGTCTTTGATTTAGAAAATCGTAACCTATATGTATGCTAGGTCCAAAACTAAAATGCGTTTTCTTTACAATAGGATCTTTTCCTAAGTTAGCTCCTATTATACTTGTAATCTTTAATGTTGTATCTGATGGTATTACAAATATGTTTTTTGTACCATCTTGTTCTTTTTTAATTCCAACTGTTAATCCAAAAGCAATTTGATCACTAAATATCTCTGTTTTGCCTGGGATGATATTAATCTTTCCTGGTGTATCTTTTGTATTTGGTGTCTCAACTAACCTGAATTTAGAGATACCCTCTAACTCTCTACTTTGTGTTGAGTGTTTGAATTTAAGTCCAAGTGAGCCATCTTCTAATCTTGTTAGTTGATTATCGAGAGATAAGTTAACACCAACATACTTTATGTCTGTTTTTATAATAATCTCTGGTTTACCTCCCTTTACTTTATCAAGCTCTTTTTTAAGATCAGAATTTATCTTTTCTAATTCAGCTTTGTTAACAAATAGTATACCCTTTTCATATTGTAGACTTTTATTTTTTAACTTAGTAACCTTAATTGTATCAGTTAAAGCTTTTATATTTTGCTTACTAATAGCTTCTTGATTTGATTTATCCTTACAACTTTTACCCAATAACGCAAACAACACTAGGATTGCTAGTGTTGCTATTACGCTATATGATGTAGTAAATTTATTCACCTGATAAGTTATTTCTTACTCCTTTAAGGATGGGCATTACTTCGTCCTTACTCAATCCAAATCCACCAACAATCTTAGTAAGAGCTACAATAAGATTCTCAGGCTCATCACTTGTAGGTATATTCTTTAGTTTACTCAGATATTTACTTGATAGTTTTGTGATTTGATCAGCGTAGTCAACATCTTCATCTTCTTCAGGCATGTCATCATCATCTTCCTCTTCCTCTTCCTCTGGCATGTCCTCTTCTTCCTCTGGCATGTCTTCTTCTTCTTCTTCAGGCATGTCTTCTTCTTCAGGCATATCCTCTTCAGCTTCAAGTATTTGTCTAATTGTACGACGAATTTCTTCTCTTAAAATTTGTTCTTGTTTTTTCATTATTAGTTAAGTGTAAGTAAGTATTTAAGTTTATTTATAGCTGCTAACATTTCATCTCTTATGTTAAGAAGGTCTGTATCAGCTGTTGAATCTAATGTGTTAGTTAGTCCTAATAGGAATTGAGTTGCGTCGTTTAAGAAAGTTGGAATATCAATTTGATCAATATCTTTTAGTACTATACTTCCTTCACCACCCACTTTTACTCTTCCATACTTACCCATATAGACTTCAACAAAGCTATCAATTAGATCATCTAAACTATCATAGATGCCACCATAAGCCATATGTCGAGCGTAGTGCTTTGTTCCCCAATGTAACATTCTAAACTGCTGTTGTAGCTGAATAAACATTAAAACGAAGTCTGTTTTCATAGGTTAGTGTTTAGCTTGTTTTTTATATGCTAAAGCTTCTTTTAGCTTCATTGTTGGTTTTGGCAACATTGAGTCAAACTTACTACCATACTTCTTTTTCTTATATGTTGTAGCTTCTTTTTCAGCAGTTTTAGTTACCTTTTCACTCTCCTTCTCGGTAGTTGATTTGGTTTTTTTCTTCTTGTTTGGCTCAATTTTCTTTTCAGCTAACACTTCTCGAACTGCTTCACCGATTAAAGCTCTTAATCTAGATCTATTCATTTTTTTATGTTTTATATAAATATCACCACTTTCGGCAAGACCAATATCTGGCCATTGTTTTTGGACCTGGAGTAGCACATTTGTGTCTCGCTCTAAAGGATTTGCGTCGGGCTGGTATGTTTTTCTTTATTCTCATGTTAGGATCACCGAAGTTCACCTTAACTATATTACCAGCTGGGTTTTTAACGTATACTTTAAATTTCTTTACGTCACCACGCATTGGTTTATTCAACTTAACAGTGCGGCCATGATATTCAGCTTCTACTAAAGTCATCTTGCCAGCTTTAATATCCTCCATCAAAGCGATAGCACATTCATTACATATTGATGTGTGTTCCATAGATTCTTTTGTTTTATTTCCCCAATTTGCAGCTCCAACATTTCTACATTTTGATAATGCTAGTGATCCTAGTGCTGATGGCCAAACTTTATATCTTGATTTTACTTTATGATAGCATGCATCTTTTTTTGTCTCTTCTTCTAAATAACCCTCAGCCTTTGGTGTTTTATTACCCATACCAACTCTACGTTTTTGTGTAACTAGTGCTTTTTTTTCTTTTTTGTCAAAAGACTGCCATGGTTTTGGTGTATCCTTAGACACCTTCTTACTAGGTCTACATTTTTTTACACCTTTTGTTTTACTACTACCACAAGGGTTGCCGTTTTGATCAACCCACTTTTCTTTTACCCAACGACGCAGATCTTCATTAATTAAATTTCTATCCTGTTCAAGCATAGGTTAATCTTTAATATGATTATGTATAATTCCACCAATCACAGCAGCATCAACTTGTAAGTCTGTCATTTCAACTGATGTTAATTTTGTATTTCTCTTTGTAAAGTCAACTCCTAAACATCCAATTAATCTGTCGTAGTTATTATATATTCCAAAAACATATTGACTTTTAATATCCATCTCTAAGGCAATGTGTTGCATACCGTAGTTCTGTATTTGTGGATCATTAAAGTCGGGTATTTGTATATGTCCATTTTGTAAGACATCTTTAAGCATTTTACTAAATAAGCTTACTGGGATGTTTTGATAATATCCCTGTACTGAATCAGTATCTTTTGATACTACCTCATAGAACATACTATACTTTTGTATAGATTTTCCAGTTGGATAGTAGTGTCCACCATTGTGGAATTGTATAATCCAAGCTCTATCGCAGCGCATTGTTCTGATTAGGTGTTCTAGTCTATCAACAATGTTTGTAGCTGTTGTTAACTCATCGCGGATTGGATCTTTTTTCTTTTTTCGTCTGTCAAGCCACTCACGAACTAACATAACAGCAATAGGTCCTACTACGCCTGTTAGGAAGGCGACAACAATGTTAAAGTGTGTTTGAGTCATCTTTAATGGTTTCTTTAAGTTTATCTATGTATTCATTTATCATGGATGAAACTTTTTTCTTATCTTCGCCAACCCAAGTTTCAATCTCTCCAGACTCAGTTACGTGTTTCTTACCTACATCATCAGTCATAAATTCAACTAACTGATCAATTAAGTCCTTATTAAAACTAACTCTATTTGATTGCTTTCTTTTAGCAATGTACTCATCATACTTACCTTGCTTCATAAGCTCGTGTTCTAGATCAATCACACACTCAAAACACATTCTATGTGTATCCCAAGCTTGCTCGTTAAAATGATGCTTCATTGATCGGCTGCAGCATGGGCATGTTAATGGTGCTACAAAGTACTTTCTTGTCTCCTCTAGTTTGTTTACAGTACGTTTGATACCATTTTTAATGGTCCAAGTTTTCTTGTTTTCAACCCACACATCACCTTCGATATGCTTTACTGTCTTTTTTGTTTCTCCTGCGAAATGTAACATATTATAACTTGTATTTTGTGAATAAACCTTGTAATCTATCGTTAAACTCTTTAAAAGCTTGTGTTATTTCTACTTTAACTTTATTGGAGTATGCTTCTGCTTGTTCTGATGATTGTAGTGTTTTTGCAAATACTTTACCACCAGTTGATGATATGGTTATTTCCATTTTTAAATCAACACCTGGCATATCTCTTGATTGTTTCTCTTCGGTGTGATTAAAGTGTAGTCTAAGATTTAATGCTGGTGCTGTAGCTACAATTTCTTTTTCTTCTGTAAGATTTTCTTTAACACCGAAAGAGCTTTCAAGTCCCTGTGTTAGAAACTTACCAGTAATTTTAAATGGGTGGCCTGGATATATTGAATCGTCGCTAATTACAATTCCCTCATGTTTTTCTAAATCACCTATTTCACTTGTTGCGTTATTTAAGATCTCATCTCCTAACTTTACAATTGCTGTATATATAACTGTGTCTCCTATTACTTTGTTTAAATCTAAATTAGGAAAGTCTTGTGCTATATTTTTACTAGCAGCTGCCTTTACGTAGTCTTTGCGAATAATAAGAGGTGTTTGAAATTTTACATCCTTTAACCAATCTCCAAGTGATTTTGTTACGGCAGCACCTTTAGGATATAAAGTAACCTTTTCAGATAGGGGCTTCTGTAGATTTGGTGTGTTTTTAAATTCTACATCTACAGTACCAAGTACTTTGAATCCATTCTTTTGAGCGACAACATTAAGCTTTTTAATATAATCACTCATTGCAGCTTTATCATAGCTAATGTTGTTGGTCTCTCTTGATTTTACTCTTCCTGTTTTAGGATCGGTATTTTTTGGTTTAATTTCTTTTAATCCGTGAATGGCTAAGAAATTACCAATATCTCCATACCCAATAACATTTGTCTGGCCAGATACATATTCAATATTTAATAGTATGTTTGGATTATCTGCTAATCCAAGTCGTTTAAGTTCGTTTTTTGTTGTTGAGATTGCATCATTAAATATCTTTAATACCTTTCCACCAATACCAACAAAGCCATGCTCTTGACCACCTTTTGCTGGAAATCTTGTTGGTAGATCTGAGGTTGTTACTCCTTTAACATCTAGATCACTAGCTGAGCCTCTATCTAATGCAAATTCACGCTTACCATTAATATCAGCTAATCTAATTGATGCATTAACCCCATCTATCTTTACACTAGTTCCACCTTTTTTTATTGATTCTATTGATTTCTTAAAGACATTTATTATTTCCGGACCAGAGTTTGTAAAGTCAAATGGGTGAGCCATATGTCCACCAGCACCACCTTCTAGCAGTAAACCCTTTGTAGGTTTGGATCTTAGGTATGTTTCCACTAAATATGTCCCAAGTGCCACCATTGATCCACCTGGTATAGCTACAACTCCTACGGCTTTAAGGGTTTTTATTAATGCTTGTTTTTCTTCTTTGATTAATTTTTCGCGGCGGATTAGTTTTGATATACCTTTCTTTGCATCACCACCTTGTTTGATCGCTTTTGTTATAAATTCTTTTATTTTAGTTTTATTAAAACCATCCATATTTTCTTTTAATTTTACACTTGTAAGTACATTCAAGACTTTATTTATTTCAGCGTCAGCTAAATTTGGATAGTTTGTTTTTATGTTTTGTATGTCCTTTTTTTGCATATCACTACGAAGAGTTGATGCACTAATTGGACCGTTATTTCCATCTGTTCTATTTGTATATAACATAGGTGATACATCTACTCCAAGCTTAACAGCTGTTACATCTTTCGGCGTATACCGACCATCTTTTGTACCTTGAGTTTTATACTTTCCATTAATGTATTGAACAAATACATCAGATCGTTTAGCATCCTTTCCTTTATTACTAGCTGCCATTGCTACGACTGCCTTTGAATCTTTTTGTAGACCTAAAACATACTCATAAGCCGCTTGCATTGGGTTATCAAAGTTAGTAGCTACAATTCTTATTTTTGGATTCCTAGCTAATATTTTCCAAATTTTAATTGACTCCTCTCTTGTAACACCATCACGCTCTATTGGTCCAACTAACACAAGTACATCCTTTACATCCTGTCTTTCAGCGTATTTTTCGGCTAATTGAAGATGACCAGCATGAGGTGGTTTAAATCCACCAGGAAGTAGTACAGTAATGCGTTGTTCCTCTAGAAGTATGCCTTCTACTAAAAATTTAGTTAGTTGACTCATTGATTATAAATAGTTGTGTTTTTGTGTACAATGGCTGTAAGCTCATTTACTTTTGCTTGTAATTTACTAACTTTCTCCATTAATCCTATAATTAACTCTCCCATAGACTTATCTTTAAGTGATTCAAATTTCTTAATGTAAAGATCATCAGCTACAACGGTACCATCTACAAACAAAGAGTAGTCTTTATAATCTTGCTCTTGTGTAGTTTGTCCAATATAAACCTTTGTCATATTCCTTAGAGGAATTAAGTCTCTATTTTCAATCTGCTTTGTTATTGGATTGTAAGATAGATATTTTGTAATAAAAAAAACTCTATCATTTTTTAATTGCTCGTCTGTATGTGGAAGTCCAATTCTAATATTGAATGGGTTGTCTTGACTATTTTCAGCAATTTCCTTAACCGTTTGGCCAGACCATTGTTGGTGTATCAAACTAATTCTAACCATATCTAAAAACGGTGAATGGTTGAATCCACCTATGGCTGGAAAGGGTATTGTGCAGTTTCTTATGTTAGTGTTGTTTATCATCCAAAAAGCTCTTTATCAACGACTTGGTCTCCTATGTCTCCACCTCCTGGTGTTGTTGGTTTTATGAAATAAGGATCTGTTGACACTCCTATTTTACAAATTTGTATATCATCTATACAACCTCCGAATGCTGCGATTTTTATGGCTGGGGCCCAAACGCCACTTCCATTTAGACTTGTAGCTTTAGTAAGGCCAGAACCAGAAGCTTCAAACACTAGTTGAGCTGGAAAGCCATATTGAACTAATGTAGTACTAAATTGTGCGTATTTGTATCCTGTAAATCCATCTGTCCACTGAGTATTCGCATCAAATGTAAATGTTGTAATATTTTGTGATGGTGGATATGCACCTGGCAATCCTCCGTATGGAGTTGAAGTTGGTGTAATTAGAGTATTTACATTATGTATAAAAACATTAAGCTTGCTACCTGAGTCTGCGTTGTACCATCTTGCGGTACCACTACTATTATATTGCTTAACTTTGAAAGACACTCTATATACTCCACCATTTTCAGTAAAATAATTCTTAAAGTAGGGGTCTGATGACTGGGATGCTATTGGCTTTATGTGTGGCCATAGTAGTCTAGTTTTCCTTAAAGCTTCGGTTGCAGCTTTATTATTGGATGTGCCAGATGGTACAAACGCTCCACTCTCTGTGAAATTACTCCATTGTATGTTTGTGTCTCCCTTATTGATACAACACGATGGTCCATAAACAAAATATCTACCATCTACAGAAGATGTACTTTGTAGTGTAGGATAGTTTATACTATAAGTTGCAGTAGTTGGGTTACTCATATTTTCATCGAAGATTTCCCAACTTGATGTTATTTTCCAAGTTGGTGAACTAACAAAATCACTATCTTGTATTGTAAAACCGATTTTAGTTGATCTAGTATTATATCTAGTATTCCAATATGTGTTATCTGTGAGGTATGATGAGTTTAACCCCTGGAAGTAGGCAATACCTGCATAATAGACGTTTCCTGTGCTTCCTGTTAAGGTTCCGACAGGTAATCCGTTATTAAATGTTAAATAATTACCATTTAAACTTGTATTTACAACCACATCTCCGGAATTATTACGATACACTCCACCAAATCCATGTTGATACCTTTCTGATTGACATCCTAGTGTCGGTAATTCTGTTTTTCGATTAATTACTGCATCCTTTATGTATGATACAAACTCAGACTGATTTCCAGTGAAGTCATAATACTCAAACTTAAAGTCTACCGATTGACTAAGTGATTGTTGAAAGTCTGTATCGTTAATTGGTATTGGATATTGAATTAAGCCTGGGGTGAATCCTTGTAATAGTTGTGGTTTAACACTCACCTCACTTATATATCCTTTTGAATTTCCATTTGATGATGGTTTTAATCTAAATAATGGTCTGCCAATTCCAGATGCATCTGCTTCAAAATCAAATGCAACTCGACCGTAACCTTTAGTTGTTTTACTACTATTTTTTATTGATCCTATATACTTACCAAATCTACAAAAACTATCACCATATCTTGTTTTTTCTTGATTTTGAGTTGCTAAAAAAGCTTTTGTGACTCCAGAATTATACTGTGTATCTATGCTTATTTCATTACTATTTGCATATAATTCAAGTTCTGTATCAGCTTCTAGTGTACAGTTAAATGTAAGTGTATATATTTTATTAATAGAGTATGCTTGCCAATCAGCTGGTGTAAATAAGTAAGTCTCTGAATTTGCATATGATGCAGTTAATATTACTGCGTCGGCTAGATATTCACTTCCAGTTACGGTTGTCCATTGGTTTACATATGTTGGATATTCTTTAAATGCAATCCAATCAAGATCATCAAATAATCCTGTGTATGTTAGTTTACTTATGTCTGTGAAGTGTCCAATTAAATAATATGGGCCTTCTTGTTTAGCATAAGATGTTTGATTTGGTCTACTTGGATCAACTAATACTTCAATATTTTTTACGTATTGATCATTTAATAGCTTATAATCTCCCGTTTGGCCAGATGTCTTATAAAATGTTTTTATTCTGTAAACTTGGCCTGCTATTGGATTGACATTATCAAATGTAAACTCAACATATGACTGACTTATTGATGATGTTATAAAGGTTGTGTCAGTTGGTCTATAAGATATACTTGAAGTAAAAATTTTGAAATCAGAATATATGTGTGTTGTATAAGTGTTATTTATACTATCATTTACAGACATGCTTATTGCTACCGGTAGATTTAGTAGTGCTCGATATTGATCAATCACCTTTACAATATTACCACCATAAGTTGATAGTTGGTTTGCAAGAGTGTTAACTATAGTTGTGTTTGATGCTGTTTGTGGGTATGATGATGACGGTGTTGTTAAAAAAGAAAATTGGCCTCCTGTCATCTCTTTTCTAAAAAAAGACTGAGTAGTGTATATGTATGTATTAAATCTTGTATTTTCAATTAACTTAAATCCTGCTGTAATATCATAATCTTTTTGCCTAGTATTAGGAGCAACTATATTAGCCGTTCTTGATCTTTCGGCTGGGTTTATAAGAATATCATTTAGGTACTCGTCAAGTACGTCTTCAGTTGTACTAAAATCAAAGTCATATCCTTTATTGTAAGTGGTAATATAGTTAACTATTGATGATGTTGCCTCTAAAATTTGAGATGATGTGTAGGCTGTAGTTACTTTATATGGTCCAGTAATCTGAGCTGCTGTAATTGTTGGTCCTTGTGCAAAATCTACAATAGCGTTATTTCGAATATCTGGGAGGATGAGGATATCTTTTGTCCACTTTACGTTATATCCATCTTGCTCACTTTCTGGGATTTGGTCACCATCTGGGTCGTACTCAGCTTGACCTACTAATGTTAATGTTCCTAATCCTTTTACCGCATAATCATAAACGTATATTGATAGATATATGTTATTATATTTATCAACAAAGTCGGGAAATTCACTATATATCACATTTCCATCAACATCAAGTACTTCTGCGTCTATTTGTGATCCTTGTTTCAACCCCAATCCATTACCTTTTATTTTAATTACACTCTTTCCTCCCCCTATGTAATCAGGAAAGAATGTTACATCAAAGTAACTTGGAGAATTAGGTGTTGAATCCTCAATAAAAAATTCTTGATTATTATAATTTTTCTTTAGAGAAGACTTATATGTGGATAGTAACATATTTTCTTATAAATAGGTTATTTTACTAAAACCATCCTTAACATCAATACTCAGTATATTATCTACCATATCTCTCACAACGTCAATATGTGAAATTACTAAATTAAAACTAAATAACTCTTTTAGGTGATTAAAGAATGCGTGCATAGAGTTTAAGTTAGTAGAATCTAATACACCCAATCCTTCATCTATTGCAATAAAGTTTGGCTTTGGTAGATTTGTAATCTTAATTAATGCAACTCGAATAGCTAGGGATGATATAAACTTCTCCATTCCAGAAGCTAATTCTAGTGGCCATTTATTATCTTCATAAACAATAAATGCATTTATGTTTTTTCCGTCTGTTTCAAGGTTCATTGTAAACTCTACAACTTGATTTAATATATTATTTACGTAATTTTGTATGTATGGTATTGCATTGGATATTAAGTTAAATGGGATTCCATCTCGTGAAACTAACTTTATATAATACTCATATGCTGTAGCCTTTTCAATCAACTCTTGCATATGAATCAGACTATTATTACACTCATCAATAACACGTTCAGCCACTTTTATCTTTCCATGCAAATCTCTTAACTTATGCTCAGACTCTGTTGCAACTTGTTTGATTTCAACTAATTCTACTTTTAATAAAGTTATCTGCGATTGAATCTTTTTATTTGATTCAATTGTTTGTTCGTTTTGCTGATATAAGTTAATTAGACTCTCAATATCCTTCATATCAAAATCAAGTCTCTGTTTTTGATTTAATAGTTGATTAAGTCTACTTTGAGTTGAATTATACTCTGACTCTAGAAGGTTGTGTGCTTTTTTTAGATTCTCGTAACGCAGAAAATCCTCTTCGTATTTATAATTCTCCTGTAAAAATGAGTCTAAATCTTTTTTAGAGTTTAGTAGGCTTGATACAGTTATTTTATCTTGCTCTAATTCAGCCTTTGTGTGTTGTGCATCCTTAATAAAAACATTATTTACACAATAAGAGCAATTTGGATCGTATTCATGCTCTTCTAGTTTCGCTAGTTTATCCAACTTACCAGACACTATTATTTTAATTCTATCTAGTTTTGTCTGTACATTAGCATTCTCTTGTTTATTATCGTTGTAAGTCTTATAGTTTAGTATAATTTGTGATTCGTCAAGTTGTGATAATTTTAAAAGACTATTTGATCTAGCAGCTTCACGAGTAGGTAACTCTTCAACATACTCATCTATTTCTGGTGTTATGTTTGTTATCTGTTTTTGAAGGTTATTCTTTTTTGCATTAAGATTATCTATATCCAAGTTATCAGCTGATGTAGCTTGAATCTTTTCTGTCCAATCCACTATTTGATCATTAAGTGTGTCTACTTTCGATTTTACATTATTTTCATAATCCTCTTTAAATTCAACATACTCAATCTCAAGCTTTTCTCTCAATGCTTCTGCATCTCCAAGTTTAGTTTCAAAGTCTTGCTTTTGATATTCATCTAGTAGAATAATTGACGATCTAATCTCCTTATTAGCTAACTCTGTTAATTGATCGAATATCTTTAAATCTAAAAAGTTTGCTAATAAATCCTTTCTCTCTCCTTGTGTTTTTTCTATGAAATTTGAATTATTATTTTGTAATGATAAAGCTGTTAAAATAAAGTCATCAAAAGAGCCAACATATGATTGTATATTTTTATCAGTATCTCTTCGCTGTTCACCGTTCAGTGATTTTACCTCTCCATCTTCATCAATAAACCAAAAATCAATATCAACCCTCAATTTACCTTTAAGTGGTCCTTTTGCATATTTTGTAGCTTTTTTTTCAATAAAGAAATCCTGTCCATTTAGTAGAAAATTAAACTTACACCTAAAGAAATCCTTTTTATTATTTAAGACTTGATCTGCCTTTGATGCCCTAAATGAGTGATCAAATAAGCAAAAACATAAAGCATCTAATACTGCTGATTTACCTGCGTGATTTGGTGCAAATAATCCACACGTACCACTCATCTTTTCGAAATCAATCACATTACCTTCACCATAAGAAAACATATTATCAAATTCAAACCTCTTAGGTTTCCAGACAACATTTCTCACTCGATCTACGTTATTAATAGTAGCGTTTAAGGCACTATTAATAGCAAGTACTTTGTGAATCATTTCGTCATCCACTTGTTGAATTATAAGTTGTTCTGCTAGTAGTGTGTTTTGATATTGGATATTATGAATATCCCCGTTTAAAAAAGTATCTGTTTGAGTTGTTCCTGTTGCCGATTGATTACCAACAATACCTGCAGTAATGTCTGTGCATTTATATTTTTTTCGGATATCAGCTATTACTCTCTTTAGTTGAGCTGCTGATATGTTTCTTGCTCTAATTCTTAAGCTTGTTTTTGCACATATTGGTAAATCTAACGGAACTATATCATCTGTAAGATCTAATGTGTAATATCCATAATCATTTTGAATATCGTGAAATGTTGTTTCGAGTGTATCAACATTGGTAATTGAATAACCATGGCCAGTATAACTCTCTCCAAAATTCTGCTGTATTAATGATCCTGGGTAGAATGTGTATGGCTTTTTCTTTAGTACTTGTCTCTTATGTATATCTCCAAGTAAAACTAAGTCATATTTGCTAAATATATCTGGATTTAGTCCTTGTTTTAAGATCATGCCGGTATCTGTTTCACAGTTTTGAATAGTCCCGTGATACATTGCAATTTTCTTATCTACTTTTAACTTAACATCTTGTGCCTTTATATAGCGATTAGGGTCATCAAGGAGAGACATTACTGTTATTGACACATTCCCTATCTCATATATACCACTATCTCTAAGATAAAATAGATTGTCTTTATTTAACAACTCTATAATTGGAGTTAGTGCATCTAATCGATTATTATTATTAAGATTTGTATCGTGGTTACCACAAATTACAATAGTTGGTGCAAGATCTGTTAGTGTTGTGAAGAATAAATCAACCATTGCAATAAGCTCAGGACTCATATCTGTCTTAGCATGTACAATATCACCTCCAACAGTTATAATTGTGTTAGGTGGTAGTTTCTTTAGTTCTCTTTTTAATTTAGTAAAAACGTGTTTGTATTCAGCGTGTCTTTTCCAATTTCTAATGTGTATATCTGCTAAGTGATATATGTAATCAACTCTTTCTAATTTACAATCAATTTTATTAATCATAGTGCCATCTTTAGCATAACCATCCCAAGTAAGTCTACTGGGTTTGAATTATTTATTGTTTCTATTGTTTTGTTGTAGCCTAACTCATTTGGATCTTTTCCTGGAAGTTCTACTACTCGAACCTCTACACCATTATTCATAAAATACTCCACCTCAGCAACTGCATCCTTAATTGCATCTGGATCTAGTGCCAAGTTAAGGCACTTTACTCTATTCTCAATAATTTGTCCTCGAAGTTTTGGTTGTATTTTCTTACCAAATAGTGGAATTGCATTTCTTCTAGTTGTGATTGCATCATAAACACCCTCCACTAAAGTTACTGGTTGATCCCAATCTATTAAGCTTTCAAATCCCACTACATCTTTAGAATTCTCAGGATTCTTGTGCTTATAATTTGTATCGTAAAAACTTCTACCTGCAAAGTAGTTGAGTTGGTTATCTCTATCGTAACTTGGAACAATTATCATACCGTGATAATCACCCTCTTCACAGTAACCAATATTATAGCGTAATATTTGTATTGGTGTTAGTTTTCGAGTATTGAATACGTAATGTAATGCATTCTTGTAATGTGGTGTATTCCAATTGATGTGTAATGGTCTAAACCCAATTGGAAGTGATAAATTTTGAGAGTAGTTTTTTGTCTTATATTCTGTAGATTTTTCTCCTACAATATCCTTTAATTTTGCTATTAGCGATGGATTTGCGTTAAGCTGTCGTAACATTGTCACTAAACTCCTACCTCTGAATCCACATACCCAGCAGTGATAGCTTTGTGTTATGTAATTTACTTGCAGTTTTTGCTTATAGTGATTGCATTTAGGACAATGAAAACTCAATTCACCCTTCTTGTGTGGTGTATATGATCCTAGTACTATTCCTAATATGGACGCTATTTGTTGCATAGCAGTAATATACTACTTTTTTATTTAGCTAGCAACCAGTCAGTTGGAATTGTTTTGTCTGTATATAGGAAGCCGTGTTTTAAACACCAATCACCATATGTTGTTTTTGATCCCTTTCTAAGTTTAGCTTTTGAGTTCTGAAAAACGAATCTGATATCTAGTTCAGGATATTGTTGCTTAATTAATAGGTGTTTTTGTTGATCTGCTAATACAAATCGGCCTTTGGTTTCGATAAATATACCATTTGGTAACTTAAAGTCAGGTGTGTATTTGTGTGATGTTGATGGTTTTATATAGTCTATCTTATGTTTTTCATAATCACCATCAACACCTAAATTATGTAATATTGTTTGAATTGTTTCCTCTAATCCAGATCTAAAGCCCTTAGCTTTTGCTATACTTCTTTTATTTGTAACTTTTTTTGCCATAACCTATTTATCGTACCTAATTATAAAAGTTGTGTCTGTATTATCTGGCGTTCTTATTGGTTGCCCTAGTTTACCAACTACTAAAAGATCTCCTCGGTCATTATATAAACCAATGGTTGTAATGTATGGTTTAAAATCAGAACTACTAACAAATGGTCTAAATACAAACTGATCTGATACCGGCTCGTATTCCTGTAATGTTGGGTTACTTGAGTGATTGAATTCACCACCACCAATTGTACAAGACACTTCTGTTTCATATATGGTTTGAGTTCCTCTACAGCTTGCCGATAATATATCAATCTCATTAGCCATTGGATCTGTAATTACTATCATGCCTTGCTTGTAAAATACATTACCAACATAACGATCACCTATACCTTGTGTATTTTGTAGATATTGTAAATCACTTGTGCTGAGTGCTAGGTTATATAATTTTAGATTATCTAAATATCCATTAAACCTATTTTCATTATTATAATTTGCTCCTACATATATATTTGACTCATTACTACACGCTTTTGATTCGTAAGTACCAGTTGAAGTTATGTCTGTTCCTATACCTCTCTGACTAGTGCCAATGAAAATCCTCATTGTAGATCCTGCTTTTGTTACAGCTACATTATACTTTGTATTGGCTGCCAGTGGTATCGATGTTACTACTTGAGATGCTTGAAATCCTGAGCTTCTTTCGAAATAAAGCTTGCCTTGATTACTTCCGGAGACACACAACTTTACTTTATATGGAAAGTTGGTGCCAACTGGGGATGAGCCTATATTACCATTTATATCAATGAAAATATCTTCAACAGGACCTTCTTTGGCTATTATATTAGCAAATTCATAATTAACTGTTGGATATTCTGGTTTAATTGTGAAAAATATGCTGAAGTCACTGTTTTCAAAGTTGTATGTCTGTTTATACTTTGCAAAAAGACTTGGTGATATTACTATTGATGATGTATTATTTGCTGAAAAGTATGCTGATGCACCTAGATAATCAGGAGCTGTTGACATACTTCCGAACACTACATTATTATATGTAGCTTTCATTGGCCAGTATCCATCACCTACTTCCTGCTCAAACCCGACTGGACCTTTTCCGTAATACTTATAACCATTATTGAAATGCCATCTACCTACTACATTTGATGATGTAACTTGAGTTCCTGCTACTGAACCGCTAATTAGTAAATTACCATACAAATCATCAACTAATGTAAGTGATTGTGATATAGTTCCACGAAAAACATCAACAATTACTGAGCCTTGTTGTATTTCTTCCCCGTATTTTTTTTGTGGTAGAGATAATACTTTTACTATATCATTTAACTCTCTACGCTGGTAGTTTATATTACCACCACCAAATGTAGCTTTATTGTTAGTTACATAGTCTCTATAAAATAAATGGTCAATTGACCTATGTACTATACGTTGATACTTATCATCTGCTGTTAGTGGACTTAACTTGCGAACCAGACGACTTTACACTATATAAAGGAGATTACTCAACACTATCATCTTACCTAGAAATAGATCCACTTGAAATTTCATTTGATCAAGGTAATATTCCAACAACTC